CGTAAATGTAAGCCCTTGGGCTTCATCGTTACAGACGCATCACCCCAGCAATGTGGTGGTCCGTCCGACTCTCACGAAAGCCTGACGTTGTGTCAGGCTAGGTTGAGACCTTCCGAGGAGGAGAAAACTCCCCCCCGTCGGGTGCGATTTGGTCGAGGATCGTCCTCGAGTTTGTCGCAAACCTCGACAACCAATCTTTTCGATTGATTCCCGAGGAAAAGTCGCGTACACCTATGTTAACAAGGTGAAGCACGACTTTCGTCAAAGGGTCTCCCATTAGGACACCCCTTGACAAGGTAATCACGCGGACATTTTCTCTGTCCGTCGGGTCACCAATTTCGCGAAAGAAACCGCTAGCAGCGAATTCGACGCGTCGAGGTTTGTAGCACGTTGCACGTACTATGCCTCGTAAAACGGGTGGAATGCCGACTTTGATCATCCACTCGTTTCCGATTATGTCCGCCACTTCGTGGTGAAGAAAATCGGTTGCGGTTTCGTAGTCTGTCGAGAGGCAGAACACGTCCGTATATCGCCTTGTTACGATTTTTGTGACAGGGTCGACGGTGGTTGATGAGACTTGTGCCTCATGAAACACCGCTTCAGCAAGTTCACCGTAAAACAGTGACTTGAAGAAATTCCAACCGTGGGCTTCTTTTCCCATGCCGGAAGAACTGCTCTCGACCCCTTTTTGAAGGGGCCAGGAACAGAGCGCATTGACGACGTCTAAAACGACTTTCAATGACGCGTGACCCTTGGTGACGCTTCGTGCCTTACCAGGTTCACTTACGACGACGATCGAGACTGTTTTAAGAGTCTCGAGAGGCGTCGCGAGTGTCTCTTCCAGCGCACGCCAGAAGATGTACTCGCCAGGTGTGCAATCTGAGAGAAATTTCTCGGACTCAACCTTACCAGTGCCCAGGTCGATAATTCGACAAGGGCGACCGATGGTACCTTCAAAAACCATGTCTTGCACGGCTTGTGTGGTACCTCCCTCGATTCTCGTGCGTTCATAACATGAGCTCGAGGTTGCGCTTATCCCTGCCTTCGTTTGAAGGCCGGTAAAGGCTTCGTTGGGAATCCTGCTC